TATTATTATGAATGAATGACGACATTTCATTAAATTAAAAGTCTTCTCCAAAGTCCCAGTTATCAATATTAAAATAAGTTGTAATTAGTGCTATCACACGTTGTTTAATTTCAGTATCGGTAAGTGTACTGTTGGAAGTTTTAGTTACATTAAATTTAGCTTGCAAGTCTCCGCTTGCTATGTCGCCAAACAATAGTTTATATTTTACTGGTCTGTATATCACTTGATCACTGATTGACTTTTTGCTGTTTAATCCATCGAACAAGTCTGTTAATTCACTAATTGAAGGTTGATTGGGTTGTGTCTCAGCTCTTCCATCATACAATGCCCAATTTCTAAACAATGTGTTGTAGCTACCAGTGAGTACATATGTATCAATTATATTTGTAGTCGCAGGATCAATTAGTTGATTTAAATCAGCTATTCTATCATATTGGCAGTGTAAATTTGAAATACCTGATACAACAGTTGTTCCGTTTGTGTTATCTACAATAGAATAATCATAACCTTGAACAGTTTTTGTTCCTAGTTTAATAGTCTCAGATCCAACTATAATATTAAATGCTTCCGGATTATTAGGATATCCATCGTTGTCTGGATCAGCAATGCTCATTCTAATATTGTGAGGATCTGTATATCCATCTGTGTATGTGAAATATCCAAAAGCATTAAACTTGTAATCTGTTCCCAATGGATTTGAATCTATAGAACTTTTTGGATTAATCTTTAATACTTTGAGATTGTCTCTGAGAGGTTTTAATGTTTCGCTACTAAACGAAGCATTGAAGTTTAAATTTGTAAACTTCAACTTGTCAGGGCTACCAAACACATATTGAGTTTTTCTTTGTAGCATCTCCCAACTGGTTGCAGTATGATTAAATCTTATCAACCAACTATTATCTATTCCAGTACTCGAACCGTCTCCTTCGTACTGTCTATTCCATTGACTTGCATCATTTAGTGTGATACTGTTTACAGGTAAATTTGCACCATTGATTACAATCCATTTTTGTGCCGCCGCATTATAACGAAGTCCAAATGTAAGTTTAGCATCTATTTTTGCAATAACACTTTCAAGTGTTACTTCATCTAAATCTGTACTAATTCTTGGAACAATTCTTCTAATTCTACTTTTATCTGCTACAACGGATCCTAATACTATAGCACCTTTACCAGTATTGTCAATGCCAGTAGGTGTACCATTTACATCATCGTCTCCGATGCCGCCTTTATAAAGTTTATCAACTTTAACCCATTGGGTTTTAGCATCAGTAACACTAGCTTTAACAACTGCGCCATTTCCGCCGCCGCCGCTTATTGCAACATTTGTCGATTGATTATAGTTTGCACCGCTAGTAAGAACTGCAACACTTGTTACTTGACCATTTGCTATTGTACAACTTGCAGTTGCGCCAGAGCCTGCGCCTGTAACAGTAACAGTTGGTGTACTGGTGTATCCACTGCCGCCATCAACCACAGCTATAGTAGCAATATATCCCATCTTATATGGGCTTTGAATAAATTCAACTAACCCGTTGATATCAGCTTTCTTTAAACTGTTTGTAGCCATTAGTCCCATACGTTGTACAATACTATTTTGTGTTATATAACCACTACAACCATTACTTCCTTTAGTAATTTGATTGAATCTAAACACATTTGTTTCATCAGTTTGTGTACTATTAAGAACAGTTATCCCTACAGTTGTATCATTAAAATCTTGGAATGCATTATGTGTTGAACTTGAATAGCCTTGTCTACTGTAATAAAAATTAAACAATTCTGGATTAGACAGCATAGGCTTTAGATACTTGTTAAAGATTTGACGACCTGTTAAATTATTAGGCAATGAAACTAAACTTCTATCAGTTACATTGTTTTGATACATGTATACATCATCACTGTACTGTGTAGCATCTGTATAAGTTGCTGTTGGATCGTACAAGTCTCTAAATCTACTGTGTCCGCTGTGAACTCTATTAACACTTTTAATCTTTCTAACATTACCACTAGCTGTTAACGCACCAATTGCATAATCTTCAGCTGTGACTAATCTGTCTTGTGTTGCAAAATATCTTGGAGCATTAGCTTTAATACTGGCTACACTTTCTTTTGCACTTGCATTGGTAACTATACTTTTTAAACTTGCTCTAACACTAGCTGTGTGTATGTTACCATCTCTGCCGGTATAATCAAAAGCAAAGTTAACACTTGAAAAATTGTCTGGTGTTAGTGTATATGATAAATTGGCTCCAGTTCTATACCATACCCTGATAATTCCACGTGGAATGTTACCAAAGTTTCCGTCTGAAAATACAACACTAATTTGATCATTTTCTCTGCTACTAATGCTGTATATGTCTCTAATTTTATTTTGTCTAGCATTAAAAATTGTACTTGAACCAAATAATCTATCAACTCTAGTCCACTTCTTCTGAACTTGTCCAGCACTGTTTATTGATTGAACCCAAACATTTCCATTTGCTATATTATCACTATTGATATCTAACACTAGGTTAGGAAGACCGTTTGTTATATTAAAATCTTTGTATAACAAACTTCCTTGTTTAAATCCCATAAAAAATCCTGTGTTTGCACTGCCAAATCCACTGTTATCGTTTTTGTATAGTATATCGATCTTTCCATATGGATCAGGTTCTTTTTCTTGCAATGAATTTGTTAAGCTGTCAAGTCCTACACTGTGCAAACTAAATGTACTACTGGCTCCGTTTATTCTACCATTAAATTCTCTAACAGCTTTGTTATTTGTACTGTTAGTTCTGTATATGTCATTCTGTACGTTACCTTGTACAAAACTCGAAAAAGGTGATCCAAATTGACTACTACTTTGTAATACTGAATTCATAATAGTAAGAAAATTTTGATAACTGGAAGGATCTGTTATATCTTCAAATTGTACTTTTACATCTCGCAGTGAGTTACCAGATGCATCAAAGATATCCTCTTTGGTACTAATACTATCAATTTTTAAATATCCACTAGCCACGACATTTCTAGTTGGAGTATATCCTAAAAATTCAGCAATACGCAAAGCACTTTGTCTACGATCTGCTGTACTAAGATAGTTTTCTCTTTGTCCTAGATCTGCTCTAAATGCTAAGTTGTGTCCTAAAAATGCAATCAATTCAATGAGTGCTATAAATTCACTACTGTTAATGTAGTCGTTAAAGTTTTCTGGATAGTTTGTTCTAATATATTCAACCATAGCATTTCGTATAGTTTCAAAATCATATGCTTGTAAGTTTGCTTGTGCAAAACTTTCATATGCTACGGTAAAATCTTCCGCGGCAAACAAACTACTCTGTCGTGCGCCTTGTGCCATTATTCCTCACCTGTAAATGTTAAAAACAGTTCTTCTGCTGTACCTGAAGACATGTATGCCATCCTAACCTTAATATTTAATGTATGATCATCTGGCTTAGTAACCAATGTTTCTAATACATTCCATCTAGGATCATTATTAACAATTCTGTCGACATCTTCGGTAGCTTCTCTGATAGTGGATTCGTCTAAAGGTTCAAAAACTAGATCCGGTAATATACTACCAAATAAAGGATTTTGTACTCTTTCTCCACGCCGAGTATAAAAGTGATTCAATAAATCACGTTTTGCAATATCTGAGTCTGTCAGCGTCTTGCTTCCACTAATACTATCTATTGTGCTATATCCAATGTAGGTCACCATACTATTATTTATGGTAAAATTAACTGCCCAGTTTATTATATTTTAATGATTGTTCTAACAATATCGCCTGTATTCATAGCTTTACTAATTGTTAGTGTAAACCCGTCTACTGTAAAATCATAAAAGTGTTGTTGTACAGCGTCATTTATGAATACTTTAATTTTTTCTTGTGGCGTCATCGCAGGCGCTCTTTCCAAAGTAAATGTATTAGTGCCACTAAATGTAAAGTTTTGTACTACCAACGAAGTTTCATATTCTTTTACAATTTGTCTTTGTAGTCCTTCTGGTGTAAAAGGTAGAAAATTTAAAGTTTCAGCATAATAACTAAATCTAGCTCTTTTTAGCTGGTCTGTAGTTAGTATGCCTTTTTCATTAAAGTCTCTGAGTTTGAATACACCATTACTACGTTGCCAAGTGCGAGACTTTGGTCTTCCGTAGTCAGCTAGTCGCAATACAGTAGCACCAATTCTACAAAGAGCTTTATTGTCACTACTGTTGAATATCATATCTGCTACTATATCATACTTTTGTTGTAGTAAAGGATCTGTTAGATCATAAGTTACATCTTTGTTTATAACAGTTAACACTCTCTTAGTAACCCAATGTAACAATATTAGTCCATCATATACACTTTGAGGTATAGTTGTTATGCCTGCATTAATTAATTGCTTTTTAGCAAGAGCTTGTTGCTCATTGAATATCTTTTGCCAATAATCATATGATTCTTGCTCAGTTAATCCTAGATCAAAAAATCCTTCACCGTAAGCAGTACCGTTGAATCCGCTATAATTACCAAAGAAGTTTAAACAAAGGTCTTTTAGACTTTCACTGGCAATTGTCGTAGACAACTCAAGTTGTGTAGAGTACAAACTTTCGTCTTTTACAGTAAAGTCACTCCATACTGTTTGAAGTTTTCTAATAACTGTAGTTTCGGTCATTGAGCACCACCAGGTCTTTTTATAGGATCTGTTGACAAATATGTGACCGGAGCATCATCTTTGTACCATCCCGGACGATCTGTTCTCACATATCCTCCTTTTCCTGGGCCACCTTTTTTATATGCTATATTACTACTATTAAATCCTGCGGCTACTAAATTAGGATCTAGGTTACCTAGGTTATTTTTAGCTGATAATCCTTTTCTAGGATTTGATGTTTTTTCTTCACCGCTGGGCAATGTACCTATTAATCCACTTACATCATCTGGCACTGGACCTGTACATTGATCTTGCCCTAAGTTGCTTACATCTATATCTGTTGCAGTCAAGTCTGTATTTGGACTTGCAGGTTGTGGTAATATCTCTTGTTCTTCGGTGTGACCTCCCCACGGTTCAGCTTCTGGTACTCTAGTATTAATACTCTCTTTAATAGTTGTATTTTCAGTCCTGTTAAGTGTAACAGTTTTTGTAGCTGGTGTTGCCGCTGGGCCGTTCAAATCTATTAGTGATGCAGTTGTTCTGTGGAAGCCTTCGCACTTAATATGTCCGTTTAAATCACTTGTCAACTTTAAATCTTTGTTACAATGTAAATTAAATTCTCCCAAAGTGGCTTCTACAGTTATTCCGTCTTTTTCTCTTGCTTTCATATTAATACTATCAGCATCTAAATTAAAGGCGCCGCCGCAATATAAGTTGAAGTCATTTTCTGTGTGCATACTAATATCGCCACTGCCATAGACATCAATTTTTCCATCGGAACTCATCTGTATCCAGCTACTTCCGTTTTGATTTATAATATAAATCATTCCAGTGCCGTCATGCATTAATATTTGAGCACCTCCTGCACTGCGCCAGCGACATAGGTTACTCAACCCTTTTTGTCTTGCTTTGTCAGGAGTTAAGCATGTATCACTTAATTCTTTTGTACCATCATCCATAACAAAATGATGCCCGCCAGGTGTATTAAAACCAAATACTTGTGTAGGGCTTTCTCTTCTTTGACTACTGCTACTAAGTCCTCTGAGACTATCTATACCTATCCCTTGCTCGCCAACTTCTGCACCGCCATTGTTTGTGTTACAATTATCTTTGTATTCACTAGACTCACCCACATTGTGACTTTCAGGATTAGCTCTTGGTCTTTTATTGTCAACTTGTGGAAGTAATACACTTGGATCATATGTTGGGCCAACAGAACCGGGTTCACTTTCAACATAAGTTGCTGGATTAGTAGGTACGCCAGCATTTCTTGTTGTGTCTGGTAATACACTTATCATTACCCCAACATCACTGTTATTGCAAAAGGCAACTAATATTTGAGTTCCTGGAGCAGGTGGATGACAACTCATACCATATGTGTTTGTAAATCCAGTAAACTGATAGCTACCACCGTATGGACTGCCTCGTCTTACTCTATGAAATTCTTTTCTTTTATCTGCTTCGCCAGTTGATCCAGTATACCCTTGTCCGATAACTTCTACATACATAAATCCTTCGTATCGATCATCAACAAGGTCAATTACTTTACAAATAAACATTCCTGTGAGTTTAGGAATTCCGCCAGCGCCAGCCATTTTGTTATACTCTTTTGGAGCTCCTGTTCTGCCTACGCTATTTGATGTACTGTATCTCATTTTTTTATCCTAACCTATGCTGTAAATATATCTCTTAACCAACCCGGAGCATTGCGAGATCTAAATGTACCTCCATCGAGTTGTCCACCCCAGTATCCTGCATTACCTTGTCCGTATTGTTGTGCGTTATCTATATGGAAAGTATTGTTGCCCATATAACCATTTCCTGCACCAATGCCAGTTGCTCCTGCTTTTTTAGCTTCTGCAAGAAAGTTTGTAATAATAGGTAAATGTTGTGGATTAGTTGTTGTCAGTCTTGTGCCGTCTGCTAGTGTAAGTGCAACATCAGCCGCATGTCCGTTGTTGTGTCTTGTACTTCCTGTAAATCCAGTACTACTGTCTTGTCCACCACTTCTGACATCAACATTAACTCCTGTACGGCTTGCGGCAGTTTGTAAGATAGCTTTTAAATCACTTGCTATTGATAATTTTCTTACGCTTGCTACATTAGATTGACTTTCTGTAACATTAGGAGTTACAACATTGCCATCAACTGGATCTCCAATACTTTCAGTATCTACTTGAGGTGTAGTATCTATGTCTAATTCGTCTTCACCTTCTGGAAGATTAAGTGGCTCTGTTGTACGTTTGTCACCTGTAGGCATTTGACCTTTGCTTAAAAAAGTCCACAGTCTACCTATATTTGTATTTTGATCTCTAAAAGAATCTAGTGTCATTGTAAATTGACCATCTGAATATCTAGCAACTACTGAGTGTACTCTATACAATCCAATAATAGCAAAATTTGCCTCAGGTATATTCATTAGTCCTGACCCAGTCTCTGGTCCATCATCTTCAGGATACGTCGGAAGATTTAGATTAAGAAAATAACTTACTCCTCCTCTAGTATAATTTGCACCTTTGCCTGTTCTTTTTCCTTGTCTAGATTTGGGTCTACCAAGCCAATACGGATCACCTCTTATTTCAATTTGTTGCACAGCAAGATCTGTCATAGCATTTAAATTAATTTCAACAGCGCCTAGTAATACAGCTCCACTAGTATCGCCTTCATCTGGGCCATTAGTAGCTTTACTGTTTACATGACTTATGTCAAACACATGAGGATTACTAAACTTGTCATTTCGAGGTTGTCCAATTATATCTTGTTGTCTAATATAATTCTCACCAGAGTTTAGAGAATTTAAATCACCTTGTTTTAATCTATCGGCTGCCTCTTTTTCTAGTGTTAGTTTCTCTTGCTCTGGGACAAGTTTTTTAATATCTACTTCTAGTGCTTCGTTTTGACTTT